TACATTTGTATTCAATGCGGTGATAGTCATCAATATCACCGATCCTATGCGGGCGGGGATCCGCCCAAGAGGTGCGCTCGGTGCTGTCGTCAGATCCGAGAGCGAAAGATGGGGGAGTTTTGGTGAATGTGTTTCACCGAGATGGGCAGGTGTTACTGCCCCTCATGCGACCCATGGCACGACTTGTTACTCCAATGGCCTCGGCCAGTAGGAGAGGCATGGCATAGCGATATACCGAAGCGTAAGTCCGGGGGTTACCCGTCTAGGGGCCCCTGGCAGCGTCGGATCGCTAGATACAACCACCAGTGCCGAACCAATTTTAAGGAGTTCTGGCAAGCTGAGTTGTTGAACAATCCCAGGCACGTTAGGTGGGCACGTAGACGACGCAAGGAGAGGCAGCCTTAGTAGGCTGACGGCCCCCGGTGCCGGAGGCGGCAGCGATGCCCGAAGGGTGCGAAGCACTGCTGGTGTGGTTGGGGTAGGAAGAAAATAGGGCGCGTGCGCCTAGGTCCTTGTTTTCATAGGAATTTTATAGGCTGGCGATTTACCCATATTGGGTATGTCGAACGTCTTTATGGGGTCTTGTGTACTCTCAGGAGTATCATCCGCCACTAATTTGTACTTGGATACCGCCGCCGAGCTATCAGTTGTAGATCGCAAGGGACATAACCAAGTGAATGGCAACGGCAAGCCCCTGGTGTATGATATGTTGTTCACTATCAACACGACTCCGAATACCATCGCCAATGTTGGTGATGATAACGGTCTGTTAGGTCTCTCGGTCTATACCTGTCCTAACAACTGGCAGACCAGGAATGCTGCTAGGATGGCGCATTTCCTTCGTAGGGACCTCCGCAAGGCTGCGGGAGTCTCTATGGGTGCCATTGGCAAGTATGCCAAGCATATGCGCTTCAATATGGACGATCAGATGTATTCCATACCTTATGATCGGACTACCTCGGTTAGTGCCGAGTTGACGGTTCAGAGGCTTTATGCCCTTGAGAGTATGATTGCTCACTCGGGCGCCAGTCCGATTGTGCCCGAGGATTATTTCACTGGAGGTGTTTGGGATTATTCTCAGCTCACGCAGTTGGATGATAATCTAGACGCCGCGGATTCCTTCTTTGTGAATATCTGCGGCGGTCATTCGTCTGCAGCGCCTGGTCCGTATACTTACGTCGGGGCGCTGTTGGCGTACAATCAGAGGCGTCAGACGGTCCTGGACGATTTAACCCTCACTTCGGGAGGGGACGTTCAGTTTATTGTTAACGACTCGCCGTTCTTCCGTATTCCGGAGACTGATATCAGCGAAGACAAGTATGTGGAGATCACACTTGACGAGCAGGACAATCCCCCTTACTCTCGGGTTACGAGTAGTGTGGGAGATTCTGAGCGTGCACAACTTGCGGAGATTGTCACGATCACGACTAATAACAACTCACCTCGATCCTTCAGGATCCAGGCTCCTTTGGGCCTGGTGCAGTTCTTTTTCGCTGGTGCTAATTATGAGGACCAGCTAGTTCTCATCAAGTGTGAGTGCCTGGGCACATACGAGATGTGATCGTATGGCTAAGCGCCGCTTCCAAGGTTGGGGTAAACCGTACTGGACTGGTAAGAAGTCCAATAAGTACGGTGAGATTCAGATGTACAAGTCTGGGTCTTGGAAGATTCGTTTTTACGATAAGGGCGCTATCTCTACTTTCCGATTGACTAGGATATCGGGGAAGAAGAGTCGTTCGAAGAAGTCCGGATGGGTGGACTCTGAGGGTACTCGACGTTATAGGAAGAGACGATGAAAATATCAGAGCTACCAGCTGAGAGACTGTGGTTCATTATGGGGATTGCAGTAGGCGCAGCTCTTCACGGTCCTGTTACCGTTATGGTGGGTCTTTGATGCCCGTGTTGCCCGGCATTCTGGGACACGGCTATAATCCTCGGGGATATCACGAACAGAAAGCGGTTCGTGATCGGGTGGTTCCGTATCTGGTTGAGGAAGCTCCTCATATTGCAGCTACTGTTGCAGTTAATCTGGCAGCCCGGAATCCCTGGGTTTGGGCTGGGACGGTGATCGCCCATGCTGGCTATCATCTTTATTCTAAATTTCACTCGGGGTCAAGTTCGTCGCCTTACCAGCAGAATGGTGGCCCCGGGACAAATTCTAATTACAAGGCCAGTCGGAATTCCCGAACTGTTGCCGCTCGTAGAGTATCCGCACATGGGGGTCGTCGTAAGGGGGCGAAACCCCGGAAGAGGTGCCCGGTAGGTTATCGCTGGAACGGGCGCCGTTGTGTCAAGGCAGAGTGGCTGGAATATGCAGAGGCCACGAACTTTGCGATAGGCGCTTATCGTGCATATCGGGATCGTTGACGCAGGAAGGCTCATAACCTCTCTTATTCGCCGTGCAAATGTGGGAAGGTACATTTGTATTCAATGCGGTGATAGTCATCAATATCACCGATCCTATGCGGGCGGGGATCCGCCCAAGAGGTGCGCTCGGTGCTGTCGTC